TAGCCTGGAAGCAAACTTACAAAACTGCCTTTGATGCAGCCACTAGATGGAATTATGCCGGTATAGGGGGCACCTATGACCCAGCAAACGATGCTTTTATACCGGAACAAGTTTATGCATCTTATACGTTAAACGACGAATTTAAGTGGTCACCACCAGTAGCTTATCCAACGGTTGATGATTTAGGCAATACTTTACCTAGAGACGCTTTTTATCCAGAAAATTTAATTATTGATTGGAATGAAAATCTATCAAAGTGGATTGGACAAAGAATGGTAGATGATGTATTAGTAACTAAAGAATGGAATCCAGATTCTTCTACATGGAGTATTAAAGAATAAATATGACAACAGGTTTTTTAACATCAGGTTTTTCACTAGTAGGACAAATGAATTTACAAAACGACGGTAGTATTATCGGTCCAGATAATACTCCTGTTGTAAATGATAAAGTAACATCGTTCACATCACCAGGAACTTTTTCTGGAGCAGACCCTAAAAATAGTGGTCAAACAGGAAAAGTAATTCTCGTTGGTGGCGGGGGCGGTGGTGGCCGACAAGCAGGAGGCGGAGGAGCCGGAGGGCTTGTAGTTATAGATAGTGCTAACCTTGCATCAAGTTTTCCAGTGACTGTTGGCGGAGGCGGTAGCGGAGCTGGACAAGGTTCAAAAGGATCAAATGGAAGTAATACATCTGCACCCATCGGCGGTACAACTTACACTGCACAAGGTGGCGGCGGAAGCGGAAGATCTACACCAAACTATACAGGACCATCAGGAACTTATAACGGTCAATCTGGAGGATCCGGAGGCGGAGGCGGAAGAGGAAGCCATAACCCTCAAACTAATAACCCTGGAGGATCTGGTAATCAACCAGGTGTATCAAACCCTGGATCAAACGTAAATGTTGGTAACTCAGGAGGAACTGGAAACTCACCTGGAACACAAGATAATAGAATTGGCGGTGGTGGCGGAGGAGCTGCACAAGCTGGTTCTCAATCTACAGCCGGAGAAGGTAGCGTGGTGTTTCCAACTAAAGCATTACCTCAATCACCGATTTTTTCACCTGGCGGAACTGGAAAAATTGCAGGTGGTGGTGGCGGATCCGGTAGCCTTGCAAACGGTGGCGGAGCACCTAATCAGTATTTTACACCTCCAACAGGAACTGACGGAACAGGTGGAGGCGGAGGATCATGTTATAATGCTCCAAACCCAGGATCAGCAGGTGGCGATGGTGGAGTTCACGTCATAGAAACAGGGGCAGGACCTTCTGTTTCAAGTGGAAGATGGTCTTTAAAAGCTGTATACTCTGCAAGGATAGATGATAACTGGCCAAGTTAATAGGTTTTAAAATTGTAAAAGAAAGAATATACAGATGTTACATACAGTAGTTGTCGATGATTTTTTTGATAACGTAGATGATATAATTAATTTATCTAAAAAATTAGAATATCACACAGCATCAGAAAATGAAAATTGGCCTGGTTTTAGGACAGACTCCTTACACACTACACACTATGATTTATTTAATAGTGTAATTAGAAAAATTTTAAATTATTTTTACCCTAATAAAAAACTACATTATAGTGATTCTAAAGTTGTTTTCAGTAAATTAAAACATGGTGACCAAGGAAAAACAAGATTTCATGTAGATGATGATGCAAGAATAGCTGCAGTAATTTATTTAAGTGAGGGAGACATAGAAGGTGGAACTACAGTATTTGAAAATAATAATAAAAATAAAAAACAAATAATTGTTGGAAACACTTTTAATTCTATGATAGCTTATGATGGAAACAGACGTCATGGTTATACGTCTTTGCTGCCTTTTAATAGTAAAGAAAGATTAACTTTAAACGTATTTATAGGAAAGATAGATGGTGCATGAAAATCAATTTTGGGTTTATGATAAAGTAATCCCAGAACATATTTGTGATCAAATAAAACAATTAGGTTTAAGTAAAGAGTTAGCAAAAGGTTTAACCTCTAATAAAACTCCTGAAGAGCATCAAGAAGATGGTCTTTCTGAATTATTAAAGTATAGAGATTCTGATTTAAATTGGTTAGATGAAAATTGGATATACAAAGAAATAGAACCTGTTGTCCACCAAGCTAATAAAGATGCAAAATGGAATTATGATTGGGATAGAATGGAACAAGCTCAATTTACAAAATATGGAAAAGGTCAATATTATAAATGGCATATGGATTCAACAAACAAACCTTTTGATAATCCAAAAGAACCATTTATATATAAAAAAATAAGAAAGTTATCGTTATCTTTATTACTATCTCACCCAGATGAATACAAAGGTGGTGACTTTGAATTTGATTTTTCTAGTGTAGAAATGGGCACAATCAGACATCCTTTA